ATGGCAACACTCACATATTCTATTTCCAAAACAGTAAATAAAATTGGTAAGTCTGAAATTTACATTCGTTTTTCTGCTAGTCGTGAAAACCGTTTTCGTGTTAAGTCGGGTTATTTCGTTCCAGTGAATCGGTGGTTACCTCACAAGAAAACTTTGTCGATTCCAAAGATTGATACACAGGAACGAAAAGAACTTCTTGAATTGGATGAAACGCTTTCTAATTTAAAAAAGTACATTATCGAATCTTACGAGCAATCTGATAAATCACAGTTGAGTAAGGATTGGTTGGCGATATGTGTAGATCAGTTTAAGTATCCCGAAAAGTACGTAGATCAGGGAAGTGATTTTTTTGATGCCTACGATGAATTTTTGAAAACAAGGAAATTGTCAAATATGAGATTTCGAATGAACAAGGTTGTTTATAGGTTATTGAAAAGATTAGAGCTTTTTAAGCGTAAATCATTTCCGGAATTCAAGTTGACTTTCTCCTGTTTTAATAAAGCTTTTCTAAGTGAGGTCGAAGATTACATAAAGCACGAATACACGTATATTGAAATGTATCCGGATATTCTTATCCAGCAGCCGGAGTCCAGAATTCCCGAGCAAAGAGGCCTAAATACAATTCACGACAGATTAAAAATTTTGAGAACATTCCTAAGCTGGTGTGTCGATAACGACTTGATAGCAGTTAATCCTTTCAAGAAATATCAACTAACGGAATCTGTTTATGGTACTCCTTATTATATTTCCATAGTGGAAAGAAATAAGATTTATAAACATGATTTCGGTGAAAAAAAACACCTGGCTGTTCAACGGGATATTTTTGTGTTCCAATGCCTGATTGGATGCCGGGTCGGGGACTTGATTTTGCTTAAAAAATCGAATATCATTAATGATGCGGTTGAATACATAGCCCGTAAAACCAAAGATGGAGATCCGGTTACAGTAAGGGTGCCCTTAAATGGTATAGCCAAAGAAATTATCGCCAGATATACCAATGAAAGCACGGAGCAGCTTTTGCCATTTATTTCATCGCAAAAGTACAATGATGCTATTAAGGAAATTTTTACTCTTGTGGAGATAACCCGACCAGTTACAATTTTATGCCAGCTGACTCGTGAACCAATTCAGGTTCCATTAAATGAAATAGCATCCTCGCATTTGGCTCGTAGAACTTTCATCGGAAATTTATATAAACAAGTTAAAGACCCAAATTTAGTTGGTAGTTTGTCTGGACATCGGGAGGGTAGTAAAGCCTTTGCCCGTTATCGGGAAATAGACGATGATATTAAATCAGAACTGGTGAACTTACTTTTGTAAGTTCACCGTTATTTCTTTTTATTATAAGGGATGTGGATATACCCCGGTACAAACATTTCACCTTCTCCGGTCATTAGCCATTGAGGTGAAACACCAAAGTCATTAATCAGGTGGGATAGCCATACCATTTGAAAAATGTTTCTTTCCGGATTTTGACGAAGTTGGTATAAATTCCGCCTGTTGATTGAATACCTATCTGTAAAAGTTTTCTCACCTCTAATAATCTTATTCGCTTTTAAAGTGTCAATCGCTTTAAAAAAACGCATAACAATTTCTTCATTACTCATTGATGTAGCTATTTTGAAGTTGATACAATTCTTCTAAATACTCTCCAAGGTTTGCATCTTCTTTGCCGGCCTGAACAAATGACCTGTCAATTTGAATTTGGGTCGACTGAATTTCTTTTACGAAATCATCACCTGTTAAATTTTTTGCTACTGCTTTTTTGTACAGTTCGAGCAGTTGTTTGAGTTGTTCGTTGTTCATATAAATCAATTTATCGTACTTTTTGCTTCAATTTTGTTTGTGTTGACATTTACTGAGTTTGTGTTTTCATTAACTCGGTTTTTTCTGCAATAACCCGGGTTTATGTCAACATTAATTCAGTTAATGTATGCATTAATCGAGTTATGTTTTCTTTATATATATAAGAGTATTATATATGTATATATATAATATTTACTTTGGACTTTTCTGTAGTACATTAACCGGATTAATGTTGACATTAACTACGTTTATGTTGACATAATAATTGTATTAATATATTTCAAATATATTTGTATGCCATATTTGTAATATATGTAGATATTATTTTCATGAAATGTCGTTTTGTAACTTTGCTATTCTCTGTTGACAATCCTCAACCATTGAAATCAGTCGGCTGATTTGCTCATCTTTTTCTTTAATTCTTTGCAACTGTTCAGCTATGATATTCAACAGGTTCTTAGCTTCCGATTCGTCAATCATTATGACTTTGCTTTCCCCGTAATCTGTTTTAATGTCCTTAATATCAGGAAATTTGTCTTTTAGTCTTTCCAATACTTCATGAGAGATTTCATACCGACCACGTTCAATAGATGAGATGTATGGCTGTTTTACTCCCAAAATGTCGGCCAGTTCACTTTGTTTGAGATTTTTTTCATCCCTGAGTTTGCGAAGATCAAGTTCCATTGTTAAATAAATTTAATCAGGATAAACATATAAGTAAACCATAGGAATATATTTAAATATATTAGTAAGTTTGCATATACTATATAACACGAATGCAAATATATTAAAATATATATAAGTAACAAAGTATTAATCAAAAAAGTTTTTATGTTATGAATTTGTCAAACTTCTATTACAATTTGCCTGAAAGAAGTGCACCAAAGAGTGATTTCATCAGAAAGGTTGCCCGCAGATGTAATGTGGGGGAACCAACCGTGAGAATGTGGGTGAAAGGAAAGTGTAAGCCCAGTATGAGTGAGCATTTGAAAGTATTGTCTGAGGAGACCGGCATTAACATCAACGAATTATTTTAATGGACACAGTTTTTAATTTTTGTACGGAGCATGATACGACTAATCGAATGATGACGCAGAAATTAGAACAATTTACAATCGTCACTGATTGGCAACGTACAACCATCAAAGTTTTCAAAGGGAATGATTTAGTTCAGTCAGTTAATTTCGGAGAAATCTACTATACCATTGGCGATTTTGAAAATTTATTGAGAAATGTAGAACTTAGTGCTAATAAATTAAAGGAATTTAAAGATGCTTGACCCAAACACTCCAATTTGGCAACTTACTGTAGGTCAGTTTATCGAATTAGTCGAAACCCAACAGCCAAAGATTGAAATCAAATCAGAGCCGGAGAAAGAAGAGTTTTTAAACACCGATGAAGCCTGCCAATATTTGAAAATCAGTAAAGCAACGCTATTCAGGTGGCGAAAGGTCGGATATCTTAAATCCGATAAGGTGGGCGGGATTCTCCGGTTCCGGAAAAGTCAATTAGATTCTATACTAACATCAAATCAATAATCATATGTTTGGATTAGTTTTTACAAGTAAAAAACGGCTAAATCAGCTGTTAATCACAAATGAACAATACAAAACAATGTGTGAGGAGCTTAACAGCGAAATTGAAGTGCTAAAAGAGGAATTATTCAAGTACAAGCCATCGAAAGGGGAAAACGGACGATTTATTAAAAAGAAAAAATCATGAGATTAGAATTGAAACAACTTAACATTACCCGTTTCAGGGGACTACAAAACATATTTTTTAGTTTTGATGAGCCCGAAACGTGGATTTACGGAAGGAACGGTTCCGGCAAAACATCACTCTTTGATTCGTTTGTTTGGTGCCTGTTTGGTAAAGATCATCTTGGAAGAGCAGACCATGAAATCAAACCTTACGACAAAGCCGGGGATATTATTCCTAAATCGGATGTCGAAGTAGAGGTGGTTATTTTAGTGGACGGAGAGCAACGCAAACTACGTCGATGCTATCAGGAAGTGTGGGTAAAGCCAAAAACTGAAATCGAAGAGGTATTAAAGGGGCACACTACTGAATATTTCATCGATGATGTAAAAGTTAGCAAGTCCCGCTATGACAATCTGGTGTCTACATTGTGTGATGACATTGTTTTTAAAACCATAACCAACCCGCTTTTTTTCACCAGTCTGAAGCAAGACGAGCAGCGAAAACTTTTGTTTTCAATGGTAAGTATTACGGATGAAGAAATAGCCGAAGAAAACGAGGATTTTAAGAAATTACTTTTCGATTTGACTGGAATTACTATCGATGAATACAAAAAGTCGATAAATGCACAAAAAGCAAGCATTAAACCTGAATTATCAGGGCTTTCGGAACGGATAGCAGGGCTCAAAGAAGGGATGCCTGAAATGCCGAATGAAGAAAAAATATCTTCGGATATTTCAATGAAGCAGGCTAGGGTTGATGAAATCGAACAAGCACTGAACGATGCTGCATCGAACGCCGAAAATCAAAACAAGGTTCGTATATCGATTCAGTCTGAAATCAACAAACTTGAACTTCAACAGCAGGAAATTCGCTATCAACATTCATCAAAGCTAAATGAGCAAAAAGCTGAAATTCGCTCTCAGATTTCTGAAGTCGAGTTTAAAATCAACAATGCAAAGAAGCAAGTTGAGATGGTGGCTAATCGTCGAATTGCTCTCGAAGCTGAGAAGGGTGCCTATGAAATCAATCTTCAGGCATTACGGGAAAAGTGGAAAACAATTAAGGCTGATGAATTGATCTTTGATGAGCATGCTTTTAAGTGCCCGACATGTGAGCGATTACTTGAAGCTGCCGATATTGAAGCAAAACAGCAGGAGTTGACCGCCAAATTCAACACCTCTAAAACTCAACGTCTGGAAGCCAACAAAACTGAAGGACTTGCTGTGGTTGAACGTTTGAAGTCAATCACGGAAGAACTTGAACAGCTTAAAGGTAGTGAAAAGCAAGAAATGTTTATCGGTACCCGGTTAGATTCTCTTAAAAGTCAGTTAGCTGCTTTAGACCAGAAAAACAATGATTTTGAAAAGATGAATCAATACATCGAAAACTCAAAACAGATTGAAGGTCTTAAAGCTCAACTTTCGACTGTCACGAATACAGTTGATAATTCTCAACTAATCGATGAAAAGCGCCAGCTAACAAGGGAGCTTGATGAGCTAAAATCTAAAGTTGCCCTTAAGGATGTTATCAACAATACAAAAACCCGAATTGCTCAACTTGAAGAACGGATATCTATCCTAAATCAGGAACTTGCTTCGTTGGAACGTAAGGAATTCATTGCCAAAAAATTTGAGTTTGAAAAGAATACACGGTACGAAGAGAAAATCAATCAGATGTTCCGGTTTGTTAAGTTCCGGCTTTTCAAAACTCAGGTGGATGGCCAGATTATTCCAGTCTTTGAATGTATGGTTGATGGGGTGCCCTTTTCGAGTTTAAACAATGCAATGCAGATTGCAGCCGGACTGGATATCATACATGCAATTTCAATCAAGCAAGGAGTAAGTGCACCAATATGGATTGACAACCGTGAGAGTGTAACTGAGATTCCCAAGATGGACACGCAAATCATCAATCTGGTAGTTGCCCCGAATTACTTCAAACTACAACAAGTTCAGACAGAATCGTTTGAATTGAAAATAGCTTAAAAAATTTTAAATATAAAGTGCTTATATGATAAGCATATATAACAGCAAACTATAATTTATTAATTGAAAATTTATGGATAACACAAAAAAAACTCCCATCAGAAGAGTAGACGTTCTGAAGAGAACATTAAGTAGTGAGAGCGTGCAGGAGCAGTTTAAGAATGCTCTTGGTACCAATAGTAACAGCTTTATTGCCAGTATCATCGACCTTTACACAGGTGATACTTCCCTACAATCATGCGACCCGAATTTGGTAGTTGCTCAGGCATTAAAAGCAGCAGTCTTGAAACTTCCACTAACCAAAGCGCTCGGTTTTGCTTACATCGTAGTGTATAACAATTCGGTGAGAATGCCCGACGGATCATGGCAAAAAGTCCCGGTGCCTACTTTCATACCCGGTTACAGGGGTTACATTCAAATGGCGATGCGAACCGGAGAGTACCGAACATTGAACGCAGATGTGGTATACGAAGGAGAACTTCGCAGGGTTAGCAAGCTTACTGGTGAAATCGCTTTAGATGGAGAGAAAAAGTCCGATAAAATCGAAGGATATTTCGCCTATTTCGAGCTTCTCAACGGATATTCCAAAACACTCTATATGTCGGTTGAAAAGATGGCAAAACACGCCAAACAATACTCCCCCGGCCTCAAAAACTCTAAGGAAGTAACTGTCGAAAGTCTGAAAATTTTAGCCAATTCCGCTCAAAGCACCGATAAGGTAGGGTGGATGGGTAACTTTACTGAAATGGCACTTAAAACCTGCATGCGAAACTTACTTGGGAAATGGGGTTATCTCTCGGTTGAAATGCAAAATGCATTTTCGATGGATTCAGATGAAGCTCAGGAGTCCCGTGATAATGCACTGGCGGAGATTCGACCAAAACATATCAATGTGGAAGATGTACCTTTCGAGGAAGAAAAACCAGAAAAGCAAGAAAATACTGATGATGGGCCGGGATATTAACTGATTAAAATCATGGAAATTAACTTCAATTATTTACGCAAACAAGCCTGCGTAGCTTACGAAAAACTATGTACTAAAATGAACGACGAGATTGAAGATGGTTATCTTAAGTTACCAGTAGCATATATTCAAAAGGAAATGGATGTCTTAAGAGTGATAATCGGAGCAATTGCACTGTGCAACGAGAAAGGAAACTCAGATATAACTGATGTTTTTAGTGAGCTATATGGTGATAATGGTAGAATGAAAATATTTAATGAAAACACAACGAAAGTATGACAGCACACACACCTGGTCCTTGGTTACTTGTCGAACAAGGCGATGCAAATGAATACGCTATCTTAACTCCTGACAAAAAAGATTGGGTGGTAGCCTTTAGATTAAATGCAGGGCTCCCAGTATATACTCAAGAAAGAGCAAACGCAAAACTTATTGCTTCAGCCCCTGAATTAATTGATGCGCTTACCGCAGTTTTAAGATCTTTTGAAAGCTGTTGTCCTGAAAGATATTTTTCTGACGACAATGTAGCTATTGCTGAAGATGTAATCAAAAAAGCAACAACATGAAGCTTACAGTATTAGGAAGTAACAGTCGTGGTAACGGGTACGTGATTCAGGATGAGAATGAAGCACTTATCATCGAAGCAGGAGTGAGCTTAGCGAAAGCTAAGCAAGCTCTTGATTTCAATGTCTCAAAAGTAGCCGGAGTTCTGATATCCCACAGTCATGGAGACCATGCAAAATATGGCAGGGACTATCAAAAGGCTTTTAATATCTTCACTCACTCACATGTAATAGAAGCTCATGGTTTGGTTGGAGCTACCGAAATTCTGGCTGATAAAAAATTCAAGGTTGGTAATTTCACAGTATACCCAATTCAGGCTCATCATGATGTACCCTGCTATGCTTTTCATATATCACACCCAAAGATTGGAAACTTGTTATTCGTGACCGACAGTTTTATGTTTGACTATAGTATGTATAACCTTAATCATGTGATGATAGAATGTAATTATATCGATGAAATCATTGATTTCAACGTAGAGAACAGCATAATTCATCATAAAGTAAGAGACCGGGTTTTAATGTCACACATGGAGTTGAAAACCACTGTCAGGACATTGAAATATCAGGAACTCTCGAAGGTTGACAATATCGTTCTTCTCCACTTGTCAGAGGACAATTCAGACCCGGAGCGAATGAAGCAAACAATTGTCGAACAATGTGGCCGCCCGGTGACTATTGCAAAGCCCGGGTTGGAAATTTCACTAACTATCTATCCATATTGATTTTTACTAAGTATGAGGTTATTTGTAAAAAACACTTCTCAGGGATTAATCCCTATGTACGACGAAGATTTTGAAAATAAACAACGTCTGAAACCCGATGAGGTATACCGTGTTGATGTTGTTAAGGCGCGAAACATTGATTTTCATCGTAAGTACTTCGCCCTGATAAACATTGGGTGGGAGTACCTGAACGAAGAACAGGTTCGCTTCTTTAAAAACAACAAAGAAGGATTTCGAAAATGCGTCCAGATAGCAGCAGGGTACTATAATCTTACTTACTCCATCAAACGCAAGGAATGGGTGGAAGAATCCGTGAGTATCTCATTTGAAAAAATGGATGAGTTTGAGTTTAAGGATTTATACAACAAAGTTCGTGATGTGATTTTTTCACTCATCGAAGGTAATGTTTCTGATGAGGAGTTTTTATATAACCTAGCTGATTTTTAATTTTATATGATATGGCACGACCTAACAAAACGGGATTAGATTATTTCGCTTTGGATGTCACCCCGGACTCAAAGTTTGAGCTGTTGGAGGCAAAGCATGGCTTGATAGGTTTTGCAATTGTGGTGAAGTTGTATCAACTCATTTACCGTTCAGGATATTACACCGATTGGAATGAAGATATGCTACTCATTTTCAAAAAGAATGTAAACGTGGATATGGACATAATACAAAACATAATCGAAGACTGTTTAAGGTATTCCATTTTTGACAGGGAGTTATTCGACAAATTTGGGATACTAACCAGTTCAGGAATCCAGAAGCGATATTTCTCAGCCTGTGAGCGAAGGAAATCAATCATAGCAGACAGGCGTTTTGTAATTGTTGACACAAACCAATTTAATGCTAACATAAACTGGATTAATGTACGCAACAACGTAATTAATGTCAACATTAATTCGGTAAATGTCAGCAATAACTCTTTGGTGCAGGATGAAGTAATCCAACAATCCAAACCAAAATCCAAACGGCCACAGCTTGATTTCGACCTGAAAGGTATTGAATCCAACTTCCAACCTATCATAGCAGAATGGCTGGCCTACAAGAAAAGCCGGAAAGAGACCTATAAGTCTGATAAGTCAGTACAGGCGTTTGCTGAAAAGCTCATCGAGCTATCAGAGGGTAGTCCAGATGTAGCAAGACAAATATGCAAGCAATCAATGGCTAACAACTGGGCCGGAATCTTTAAACTCAAAGTAGAACATGAAAGCAATAGGAGACTTAATACAGAGACCCGAAAACAACGCATTGCAGAAGAAGCAGCCCGAATCTCAGGAACTTGCTGAAATCAGAAAGCAGTTCGGACAGTCCTATATGGAATTTGCAGTTCGCTTCAATCCTAAGATTCAGATAGCAATCCTTTCTAATAATGCAGATATAGTCAAATGTCATCACTATCCATATCCAACGCTGGCGAAGATTGCGAAGGCTTATTCGGATATGGCACCAATCAACTGGTTGAAAATTCAGTTTGACAACCTTTGCGATTATGTTGGAGTGAGAGAAAAGATGTCAGATTATCAGCTGGATGAGATTTCAACATTATTCTACTATGATTGCTATTTTTTGAACATTGCCGAAGTTGCTCTTTTCATGGCCAAAATAAAGCTCGGACATTACGGTGAGTTTTATGGAACTGTTGATCCGCTTAAAATCATGACAGCAAAGAATCAATTTCTTACCGAGCGTCAACGGGAGCTTCGAAAGCATGAGGAAGAGAAGGAAGCAGAACATCGAGAAAGAAAACGGGCTGTTTGGGCTGCCAATGCCGTTTCTTATGAAACATACAAGGCAATGAAGCGTAAAAAGCTGCGACAGAAGCTAAGGAACTTAAAGAAGTTAAGTAGAATTCGATTAAAACGAAAATGTGATGATGAACTACAAGAACTTATCTGAAATGACAATCATAGAGTATTGTCGCAGATTAAAGGAACTCAAAGGTGATTTGGCTGCAAGAAGTCAATTCATCTTCAAATGGAAACAACACAAACACAAACTAAAAAATAAGTTATGCTAAAGTTAACAGTTATAGGTCATTTAGGACAGGATGCAGTCGTTAAAACATTCGGAACTGCAAGTTTTATTTCATTCTCGGTAGCTCATACTGATAAGTATAAAGACAGTCAGGGATTGGAACACGAAAAAACACAATGGATCTCCTGTTTAAAACGCATTGGTGAAAACTCATCACTTACAGCGTATCTAAAAAAGGGAACAAAAGTCTATGCGGAAGGGCGCTTTACGGCCAAATTATTTGAAAGTCAGGCCAGCAATGCACCTCAAATAGCACTCAATCTTGATGTCAGCTATCTGGAACTGCTGAGTGTTAAGTCGGAACCATCTCAACCTCAATCGGGTTCGGATGCTTTTGGAGAGCCAAAACGTGTTGAAATGCCCGGGGCAAGTAATAATGGATTTCCTTTCTAAAGTATGTGGTGGAATAGACAAAAAAAGACTTCACCCACCACCCCCAGAAGTAGAAAGATAGCACGATTAGACAGAATTTTCAGCCAGTATATCCGTCGTCGGGACTGCGGTTTCGCCTACGGATTCTGCATAAGTTGTGGAAGAGTTATTCACTTCAATAAATGCGATGCTGGTCATTACATCAATCGTCGGCACATGGCTACACGATACGATGAAATGAATGTCAATGCACAGTGCATCCAATGCAACAGGTTTACGGAAGGGAACATTCAAGGATACAGACGAGGATTGATAGAAAAGGTGGGTGAGAAGAACGTTGAAATGCTTGAACTCAAACGGTTCAATACCTGTAAGCTTAATGATTCAGAACTGGATATTTTGCTGGCTCTGTACAAAAAGAAATTAGAAACATTAGAGAATAATCAAATTTTTTTAAAATAAAAGTGCTTATTATGTAAGCATTAATTTGTATATTTACAATCATTTTGTAGTATGGAAAACAATCTGAAAATCGTATACAAGGACATCGAATCATTAATCGAGCCTTCGTATAATCCCCGGAAAATAACAGCAAAGCAAAGGGAGGACATCAAAAAATCACTTCAAACCTTTGGCTTTGTTCAGCCATTGGTAGTAAACATTCATCCCGATAGGTTGAATATCGTTGTAGGTGGTAACCAACGCCTGAAGATTGCTAAGGCGATGGGATACACCGAAGCTCCTTGTATTGAAGTAACACTGGATGAACAAGGTGAAAAGGAACTTAACCTGCGATTGAATAAGAATCAGGCTGAGTTTGACTTTGAGATGCTTAATGAGTTCTTTGATAAAAAATTCCTGTTCGAGGTTGGTTTTACTGATAAGGAGATAGGCAAAATCCAAAGTGAGTTCGAAGAAAAGTTCAAAGCCATCACCAACGATAATGCAGAAATGCCGATAGTCCAGCAGTTCAATGAGAAATACTCAACTATCATGATTTTCTGTGATAACGAAATGGACTTAAACTGGCTGAGGAATGTGCTTAAACTTCAGAAAATGAAGGATTATAAAAACTCTAAAATAGGGGAAGCTCACGTACTTACTGTTCAACGTTTTCAGGAAATTTGGGAGGAGGCTACAAATGTCAATTAAAATAGTGTGCCCATCAAAAGGGAGGGCTGATAATGTCCGTACAACCCGGCTTATTCCATCTCTCACGCTTATAGTTCCTCAAGGTGAAGTGGAAGATTACAAAGCTCACAATCCTAAAACGGAAGTTGTGGGTGTTCCTTCGCATATACGTGGTATTACTCATACCCGGCAATGGATTCTCGATACCTGGGCCAATGAAGATGTGTTTATGATTGATGATGATGTGGTATCGGTAAGAAAGAACTACTTCTTTGGTGAAGGTTCCGTAACTATCGATGACCCGGAAACAATACTGGAAATCATCAATCAAACTGCATACATCTCAAAGCAAATCAATGCAAGGGTTTTCTCATTCTCAAAGATTAGAAACCCACTGGAATACAATGCTTTTTCTCCCATTGTTCACACTGGTTACATGAATGCCTCATTCTGTGGTTTCATCAGGGGACATGGACTGGCTTATGACCTGAATCTTTCAGAAGGTGAAGACCATTACATTTCCTGCCTGACAATCTACATGCACCGATATTGCTTAATCGATAATCGGTATAGCTTTGTCACTGATGGAAACTTCACTGCTTTAGGTGGATGTAATGACTATCGCACCCGTGAGAGTATGATTAGAAATACCCTATATTTAAGGCAAAAGTTCGGAGATGCAATCCAGTACAAGGAACCCACTGCCCTAAAGCAAAATGTAAACATCGGAGAACGTTCACTTAAATTCCCTTATTGATTATGCAACCATTTTTCAAAGATACATTCATAGGTATTCCCTCACTATCACGTCCGGAATACATTACAAAGAAAACCATGTCTTGGGCAAAAGACCTGCCCAACGTAAAAGTGTTTGTTGAACCGACAGAACGGTTTCTTTACAAGTACTACTTAAATAATGCAGTAGAAACACTTCCGGCCACAAAACAGGGATTAATGTATTCACTTAATCACATCAGACGATACGCTAAAGAAAAGGGTTTCAAATACCTTTTCCAGCTTGATGATGATGTGGATGGTTTTACCCGGATAGAAACGGAAGAACCGCTTGAAGCATTCATTCAAACACTTTCTGACTGCTATCAGGCAATGGAACAATTCCCTACTATAGGAGGGATTCGCTTTACTCAGTATCGCTACTGGCTTTACTCAAAAAAGAATATCCACAAGTGGACTCACTTTAATAAACCACTTCAGGGGATTGCCATGATCAGATTAGATGCCATTGATGAAATCAATCCTGAAATGCGGGAGTTCACCGATACCCTCACATCGCTATACATGTGGAAAAAGGGCTTTCATACGCTTAATTACGGTCTTTCTGGACTAAAGGTTGTACAGAATGCCAACAAGGGAGGATGTCAGGTTTACGACCGAAAACAGGATGCTTTTAACACAATTAATCTTCTTCAGAAGGATTTCCCCGAAGTGAAGGAAAAGCCCGGCTCAAGCTGGTTTGGTGTTGATGTGGACATCAGTTACTACTTAGATAAATATCGTTATACTTCGTTAAACTGCGAAGATGAAAGCTTGCAAAATTTCATTTCCCAAAGTAAGTTTGAATAAATATAAAAAACTAATTTACAGAAAGTTATGGAGCAAGTGACGACATTAAACGGTTACGACCTGTTCGAGGTTGTTTCCGCATTTCAGAAAGAAATCAGAAGATGTAACGAAGAAGGGGCGATGTATTGGGGAGTTGAACTCTACGAAAGTGGCTTCATTCCCTATGCATGGAAGCGGATGTTTATCATCTCAACTGAAGATATCGGGCTGGCCAATCCAATGGCCACGGTTATCATCAATTCTCTATACTGGCAGTATGAGAAACTCTCCTCCAACAAGGGAGACAAGAAGAAACAGGAGCGATTGCCCTATGTGCAGGCTATCCTCTTTTTGGTTAACTCACCCAAAAGCAGGCATACCGACTGGGCGTTGAACTACTATTTCGATTCTCACCTTTTCGTTGATACAAAGATGAAACCGATTCCGGATTATGCTTTGGATATCCACACCAGAAGGGGCAAAATCAAGGGTAAAACCATTGATGACTTTTTTACTGAAGGTAGTCTGGTTGAGAATCACAAGGTATTACCCAATGAGATGGATTACCGGAATGCTTGTCGGAAACGCTGGACAGATAAGGCTTGGTTAAATGCTTCTAATCAAAAGAAAGCGGAGATTGAAACGCTCAAATCCGTTAAGTACAAAACCTATCAGCCGGAGAAAGCTAAACCCGAACAGACAACTCAAAATACATTATTCGAGTGAAATGGAATGACATAATATGACACATAAAAAAACAAAGTTCTCAGGAACTGCTGCGACACGAAGGAAGAAACTCGCCTTCGTGTCTGCTTACGATAAGTCCGCATGTAACGTGTCAGCATCATGCAGGCATACAAAAATATCGAGAAACTGCTTTTATGAATGGAAGAAGACCGACCCTTATTTCAGGGAACGGATAGAGGAGCTGGATGAAGAAGTACTCGACATGGCAGAATCAATGCTAAAGAAAAATATTCACGAGCAAAAGGAAGCAAGTATTTTCTTCTTCCTCAAAACCAAAGGCAAGCAACGTGGATACATCGAAACCATCGACAACCAGCTAACCATTAATCCATTCGAGGAATTAATGAAGGCTGCAAGTCAGGTGGATGATGAATGAAAAGTACGTAACAAAATTCAAGAGCTGGCAGGAGGACTGGAACCGCTTTGTCAGGGATGTATTGAAAGCCCGGCTGGATCATGAACAGCAAGCTATCATTTCTTCGGTTCAACACAATCCGATGACAGCCGTGGCGAGTGGTACTGCACGGGGCAAAGACTTTGTGGCTGCTTGTGCCAGTTTGTGTTTTCTCTACCTCACTCCAAAATTCTCTAAAGATGGCAGGCTGGTAGAGAACACGAAGGTAGCAATGACAGCCCCGACAGGTCGGCAGGTGCTGAATATCATGGTCCCGGAAGTCAGGCGACTTTTCCGAAATGCAGGTTGTTTGCCCGGACGATTGGTGGCCGGTGATATCCGGACCAGTTACGAGGAATGGTTTCTTACCGGATTCAAAGCAGGGGATGACGCAACGGAAGCTTGGTCTGGTTTTCACGCTTCCAATACGATGTTTGTCGTTACAGAGGCATCAGGTATCACTGAAACCACTTTCAACGCTATTGAAGGTAACCTGCAAGGTAACTCACGGCTTTTAATTGTTTTCAATCCCAATGTTACTACCGGTTATGCTGCAAGGGCAATGAAAGCGGAACGTTTCGCCAAGTTTCGGTTGGATTCACTCAATGCTGAAAACGTAGTGACTAAGGAAAACAGAATTCCCGGACAGGTGGACTATGCATGGGTGAAGGATAAGGTGGCAACATGGACAACTCCTATTTCAGAAGATGACTTCAACGAAGGAGAGGGTGACTTTGAATGGGAGGGTAACTTCTACCGGCCCAACGACCTTTTCCGTGTAAAGGTCAGGGGGATGTTTCCAAAGGTATCAGAAGATGTTCTTATACCTTACGAATGGATAGAGATTGCCAACCGGAACTGGGAGATTTACATGCAGGAAACACCCATTAACCACTCCAAACTTATCATAGGTGCGGATGTGGCCGGAATGGGTCGTGACCGTTCGGTTCTTTGTCATCGTTATGGAAAGTTTGTGGAACGCTTTCAACTACATCAATCTGGAGGAAAGGCAGACCATATGCACGTAACCGGAATGATTGCCCGGCATCTGAAGGATAAAAGGGTAATGGCTTTTATTGATACCATAGGTGAGGGGGCAGGTGTTTATTCCCGGCTGTTGGAACTCGGTTTTGACAATGCCGTTTCTTGTAAATTCTCGGAAAGTGCATCGGGACTGCATGATGCAACGGGAGTTTATACCTTCCTGAACATGAAAGCCTATCTGTACTGGTGTGTTCGTGACTGGCTGGACCCAAAGAACAAAAACTATCCCTGTCTGCCGCCTAATGATGAGCTGTTGGAAGAAGCTACCGAAATCAAATGGGTGTTCCAATCCAACGGCTCCATAGCTATCGAGAAGAAGGAGGACTTAGTGGAACGTCTTAAACGCTCACCCGATAAGTTTGACTCTCTGGCTAATACTTTCTATCCTCACAACCACAATAACGTGCAGGATTTAAGTGGATTATTTTACTAAAATTTTTAAGTTGATGATTATGCGTGTTGATGAATTATTATCAAAATTTACCCCTGAACAAATTATTCAGGAACTAAAAAAGGGACGTGGAACAGAAGTCCCGGACATCAAGAAATATGTTGCTGCTATTGACCCACAAAAGCACTCTATCTTTGATGAAGTAGAACGACCCAACAAACTCATTAAAAACGAAAACGGAGAGCTCAGAACCGAAAAGGTGGCTCGCATTGCCCTTGCCCTACAGAAGCTGATAGTCAAACGGGCAGCATCCTTTCTCTTTGGCAATCCGGTGGAATATGTTCTTCAGGCAACTGCCAGTGAACAACAGAAGTTGGTTTTTACGGCATTCCAACAGATAATGAGCGATGTCAAAATCAACTCACTTAACCGGAAGATTGCAAAGGCTCTTTTCTCTTGTACCGAGATTGCAGAACTCTGGTATCCTGTTCCCTTAGAGGAAGGAGAGGAAACCCGCTATGGTATAGGTTCATTGTATAAACTCCGGATGACAATACTCAACCCAATGAAGGGAGATTTACTCTATCCCTACTTCAACGATTACGGAGATATGGTTGCGTTTTCCCGGGAATACACTACCAAACATGCCGGACAAAACAAACGGTACTTTGAAACCTATACGGATAACTTCATCTATAAGTTCGACATCACAGAAGGTGCTGCAACGGTCGTTGAAGGATTCCCCAAAGAAAACCCAATCGGGAAAATCCCTATCGTTTACGCTCAAACAGAAACAGCCGATTACGAGGATGTGCAGTGCATGATTGAACGCCTGGAAAAACTCTTATCTAACTTCGCTGATACGAACGATTACCACTCCTCACCAACCATATTTGTAAAGGGTAACATTAAAGGTTTCTCAAAGAAAGGAGAAAGCGGAAAAATCCTTGTTGGGGAAAAGGAATCAGAAGCGAATTATCTTTCGTGGACACACGCTCCGGAAGCTGTGAAGTTGGAGATTTCTTCCTTGCTGGACTTAATCTATACCATTAGTCAGACACCAAACATCGCTTTTGAGAACGTAAAATCCATCGGTACCGGAATATCCGGAAAGGCTCTTAAACTGATGTTTCTTGATGCCCATTTGAAGGTGCAGGATCACATGGAGGTGTTCGATGAATACCTTCAGCGCAGAACATCGGTTGTTAAGGCTTACATAGCTCATTTTAACACCAAACTTGCCTCGGTTGTCAAATCTACGGATATTGAATTCATGATTACTCCCTTCATGATGGATGATGAATCTGATAAGTTGGAAGTGATAATGACAGCAACCGGAAATAAAGCTGTTATGTCGCAGAAAACAGGTGTAAAGATGGCCGGATTTGTTGCTGATGCAGAAGCAGAACTTCGACAGATTCAACAGGAAGAAAAGGAACTCAATACTATTCAATCATTCCCAACATCCGTATGATAGAAGAAGCATTGATGCAGGTTATCAGAGAGATTGTTAAGGAGAAACAGTCAGCTGGTAAATATCCCACCCATGCAACTAAAAGGGATGTTTACGAAAAGGTACGGCAAGCGCTCAATAATCTTTGGGCGCAAGGCCGTATCAGGGTAGGAGATACTATAAACGACAAATGGATTATTCCGCTTGAATGATATGAACAAAACACAATACACCGTCAAGGAGATTGGCATAAGTTACGACCGTCAGCACTACCAACGCATCGAACAGTACATTCTGCAACTGCAAAAACTCTACTTGTCGGCCATCAATGAAGCTGCTACGATAGTGGAAGGAATTGTTGCCAGTCCTGCTGTTCCGTTTGCTTTTGAGAACTTTCCGAAGGCTCAGCGAAAGGTGGATTCAATCATCAATCTTTTAAACGCTCAGATGTATTCTCATATTCGAGAGATGTCCCGGCAGGAATGGCTCGCTTCGGGCTTTAAAAACGACCAAATTGTCGAATTTATGTCTCAGGCTACCAAACTATCATCTGAACAGCTTTCACGCTTTAAAAGCAGGAACATGGAGGCATTGAAAGCATTTCAGGAAAGGAAAATAAACGGGCTTGGATTGTCCGACCGTGTCTGGAGCTACTCCCGACAATTCAAAGGTGAACTGGAACTGGGAATTGATCTTGCATTAGGAGAGGGACGATCTGCCGCACAACTTAGTCGGGACTTGCGCCAGTATCTTCATAATCCGGATAAGCTTTTCCGGAGAGTGAAAGACAAGCATGGAATACTCCACCTATCCAAAAATGCCCAGAAGTACCATCCCGGCCCCGGTGTCTATCGAAGTTCATACAAGAATGCCATGCGCCTCACCAGAACGGAGATTAACATGGCATATCGTGTAGCTGACTATGAAAAGTACCAACAGTTGGACTTTGTTGCCGGAATTGAAATTATTCGGTCAAACCGCTTCTTTAACTGTCCGGTGTGTGAGTCAAAGAAGGGAAAGTATCCGAAGTCTTTCCGGTTCATTGGTTGGCATCCGCAATGCAGGTGTCATGCGGTACCGGTGATTGAGAATCTGTTGATGTGAGGGGCTCTTCCTGTCGGTTATTTGCTGGCAGGTCAGTTCACTCGATTGGGTTTTCGTGCATTATTCTATCTGTCAATCCTGCGATGGATAGACATGCTTTTTAAGCAAATTTGGTAGTGCGGTTGATATGTGCGTTAGCTTAATTTACATGGCTCTGCGGGTGGCTAATTTCCAAGATGGTCAAAGCATCATTATAACTTTCAAGTACTAAATCTCGCTTTTTACCAAGGTGTTTAAAATTTCTATTAATTAATGATAAGGAAATTCTAAATGGTTTTATCTCTTTCTGACCTTTTAATAAACTTACTAATACAAAAGTAGCATCTTGTCTAAATGTTTCTTCTGTAATAAAAGGCAATAAAGCAAGTTTTTTTAAAAAGCTAATCGCTGTAAAAACGGTCTCTTTGCTAGGAACTAGTAAAAGTGAAATATTAGTGATGCAATTAGCATACAAATTGTCTTGACCTTTCAATTTCTTTAGGTATTCAGTATATAATAATTCATCGTTTAAAGTAAACCCTATATATTTATTCTTTATAAATTCAATATTTATTGCATTGTCTTTATTATGCCTTCTTTTGAAGTACACTTCTGAACTAATTGTTCTTTGAGATTGAATTGGAAAGAATTTAAAAAACATAGTATCATCGGTTACCAGTATTCTTTCTTCTGATTCCAACATTAATGAAACAATTTCAGCCATGTAGTCTATGAAGATTGCTTTGTCAATTTTACCATCCAATTTTCTTGTGACATCTAGTTTGCTTTCGGCTATGGTTTCATGACAATTATTCTCAATCCATTTTAAGAAGCTTTCAAAATAAAGGATGTTACTTTTAACTGTTTCTTCTGTGAGGATATTAGGTGTAACTCCATCAAGTGAAACATCAACAGATATTCGCTCTTTAGGTTGTGACTTTTCTTTTTTTAGTGAAAATCTGATGAAATCAACCATACCTTTAGGTATAATAAATTTGCTTTTATATTCTATTTTTTGTTCGCGTGATATTTGAAAGATGATTAGTAAAGCACTATAATCAAGAACTAATTCTGTTTTTTCAGTTAAACTAACATCAGTGTACATTGGCATGGGCACCAATGTGACTCCATCTCTAAAGTTTACTAAATGGAAATAACCTCCTATATAATCAGAATTCAAATTTTGAATTACAATTTCCGTAAAAGATAATTTATACTCATAATATCTTTTGAATGAATTTTCACATTCCTCTTTCCTGAACGTACCATCAGCACCAAACAATGACACAAAGGTCTTATTCATTCCTTCAGGAGTTGTATCTTCAAATTTGATGGATTGTATTGGAAAGCCAGAATAAGGATTTGATTGTACCTCCTCTATTATTAAATCATGCAGATACAAATACTTATCCATTATTCGCTTAACATTGATATTATCAATTTGTCTAGTATAAGGTCTTTCTATTGATACAGTATCACCTTTTTTATGACCAATCAATTTTTCGGCTAAATCATTACCTCTAGATATTTCTAAAAATTTTGTTTCTTCATTTATTGAATATGAAACATAATCACCTAATTCAACTTCTTCTCTTTCCTTTATAATTCCAGCTGGCATTTGCAATACTAAAAAAAAGTAATCCATTCTTGCTTCAATATTATTCGAATGAATTGCTTTTCTATATTGAATTTCTAATGATATTTCATGATAACCATTTTGAAAAAGAATCTTAGCAACATTTTGAGCATAAACATAGTGTTGAAAATCAAAATCTCTAAAAAAACTAGATATTTCTTGGATTCTTTCTATTTTGTTAGGTTGTTCAAGTTCATTAATTGCAATTAACTCTAAAGTTAAAAAGCTTTCATCGGTAGGATATTGAGTAAGGTAGTACAGTGATATTTCCGAACATGACTTCCAATCGGATAATTGTCTCCTCAAATCAGCTTCTATTCTAAGAAGTTCTTCATGAAATGGGAATTGTTTCCTCCACTTTTCCAGGAGAAACAACAAATGCTTGTGATTAGTTTGTGATTTTTCAAGAGATAATATATAGTAATATAATTCTTTTGATGGACTATCTACGTTCACATATTTCTTAAAACTCTCAATTGCTAAATGAAACTCAGAAAGCTTATAGTAGATAAGAGAAATATAAAAAATCAAACCTGTATCAGATTTTAATACTTCTTCCTCTATTTCTTTAACATTTCTTATTATTAAATCTTTATCTAAATCATTTGGTAAGCACGAAAACGACTTAAGAAGAACCTCTAAATAAGAATGTTCAAATGATTTATCTTTAATAAACTCGTCAGTTAATAAATCACTCAAACGATTATGCATTAAAAGCATATGTTGAATACTTAAAAGTGTATGGCAAGTATTTATATCGACGAAATCTATGGTTGCAAGTAATTCATTTGTTAAGTTAACATATTTATCAATATTACCTAGTTTTAGATAACAATGTGCTTCAAGTAATCTAATTTCTTTAGACTTCTCCTTTTTATTGATTATTTCAATTGCATCTTTTTCTTTTCCAATTAATTGAAGGCAGTTAGTGAGGAACATTACATGAAAATCATTCTCAAATTTTGAATTTTCAAGAATAGTCTTCATTTTAATAACTGAGTCTTCATTTTCATTTAAGACAAATTCGAAGTATGAATTTAAAAAATCAATCGTACTAAACCTATCCTTTATTTCTGAGTTTTCCAATTGCTTAAGAAAGTCTTCAAGAATTGGTTTAAATTTTAATACAACTTTTTTATCTCCTGTATATGAAGTATTAAAATCAAAGAAAGTAACATTCAAAACTTTAATGAAGATTGCTTCAATTAAAAAGACTCTATTTTTGAAGTTATTAAAAGAAAGAGGTTCAATGTCATCAACAGGGAGTGCTGGTAAGATATTGTATTTTTCCAAAGCCTCTGAAACATTAGTAAATTGCTTGTCAAAACGTGTAGTAACAAATATTATTCTTTTGAAATTATAATCTTTTCTCACTAAATCGGGCACTACAGATAAAAGCTTAACCAAATCTTTTTCTTCTGATGTTAAAGTTGTTACAACCCATGCAATAACGTTAAAATCATCAAATTGCAATAGCTCTTTAGCCAAGTCGATAGCATCATCAACTTTCTTCGTTATAACATAAGCAAAACTTGCTTTTTCTTTATAGGTGAATGATGAGTTATCAAATTTATAAGCTTTGATGTAACACTTATGCATGGCATCTGTGTTTCCAATAAATTCATAACATTGACCTTTTAGAAATTCAATAGTCGCGTTTATTGCATTCCCTGGTTTGTAATCATTTAATCCAAAACTATCTTCTAATGCTGTAATTAATCCTAGAGCTGTCTTAGGTTTAAAATTCTGGATATTTGTTTTATACACTTCTAATTGTCGTATCCATTCTTTATCAATACCTAAGTTTACATTTTGTAATTTTTCATTTAAATAGTCAACTTTTTCATTTAGTTCATCTAAACTGTCTCGGATGCTTTCTAGTAGTCCTATTTCCCTTTTAAAACGCTCTAAATCTTTGATTTCCTTTAAGTAGTTGTAAGCACTATGATATCCCGATAAAGCTTCATCATATTTCTTTATAAAGCTTTCTAAATCTGGGTCTGTTGTTTGGATGTCAGCAAGGTCTTCAGGGGAAGCGAATAGTTCAGAAAACTTTCTTTCAAGGCTACTTATATTTCGCTCTCTAATATCACCATTTTTAGTCCACAGCTTCAATGCTTTTTTAAAAGCACTTTTTAATTCATTTTTTACTGTGCTCTGCGTGAATTTGTAATAGTCTAGTACAATTCCAGCAGCTATACTTATTGCAAACGATGAAAGTGGTTCCATATAATTAATTTTCTTCATTCTCTGTGTGTCGACTAAAATTTGGCTCATTTGCAAGCTGAAGCATCAGCAAGTGGTTTTGGTCTTGGAAACTTGCCAAAAGTGCGTTGGTGTAAATTTTCAGGTTTTTCAATTTGTGCATGGTTTTTTCTCAGCATTAAACTAAGCACGCTTATATCTACAACTCTTTTTCCTACATCAAAATACTAATTGTTTATATTTCAGCTTTACCTTTTCAATTATCATTTCTATAGTTCATTATGGCGCAAATCTACAAAAATACATTTATAAAATCCAAAAAACTCACAGAGTTATTATATTTCATTTTCAGCAATATGTGTTTTGACTTTTTTTAATTAGATTTTTCAAATTTCATCTACTTTAGTGAGTACATCAATAAGCTCTTGATATTTATGGTAAGGTTTGAAGAACGTTTCTTTCTTTAACGTCAAATTTCTTTGAAATAATGGAGTTTCAGTGTAGTTGATTTCACGGTTTGAATTAACTTTGCCTTTTTGTGAATTGTAAATGACAGGATTTCCTTCTTCATTATAATCTTCTAATTGGCAGACAAGAATTTCAGATAAAGATAACCTTTTATCGATTGCGGTTTTTCTAAAGGCTATATTTCTACAATTATAATCAATCATTGATGGATATATAATACTATCCTTTTTCTCATGACGGAATAAAAGTTCGCCAATAGCACACGTTGTTTTGTATTGATAGTTGGTATCTTCGCTAACATGTCTTGTGAATTCTGAGTACATGAAATCTGAAATTATCAAAGTTGTAATATTCTCATTAACACCTAATCCTAAGGGGGTATTTGGCAAGCAAGTGTTAATTGATGAGAGCTCACCATTTTCATTTGCATTCATCCAAAATATAGATAATGAAAAAAAATCTCCGGGTTTGATTCTGGATTCTTTTATTGCTGTAACAGGGTCAAATGCGGCATAAAAAATAGATTCGTGTACTTTATTGAGTCTGCCCATCTTGTGAACACATTCTTCTGGTGGTGCTAATAAATCAGATTTTCGAGTGTAAACTAAACTAGGGTTTTCATGTTTCCTTACTCTAAATACCGGATATTTACCTAAATTGATACAAATCAAGTTGAAACTAAAAATTATTTCTTCAAGCGCATTATAAACTGTTTCGTATGGAGTTTTTACTAAATCTAATTTTCGATATTTTTTAATTGCCTCTAATGTATGAATTGGGTTAAATACTTCTTCTAAACTCATGCTTAATTTGGTTTTAAAAATTTCTATAACTTAATGGTGAAACATCAATTAAAATTTTTTCTTCATTGTATTGATATGACTTGAGCATTATTTTAATTGAATGTTCAATTAACTCATGGTTAACACATGGGCCGATTTTGATTTCTGTAATAAAATCCTTTGTGAAATAATGTTCAATAAATGGCACAATTATTTGTTTAGTGGTTCTAAATTTTATGTTTGAATTGTTCAGTTCATTTTTGCATAATCGCCATTCCATTTCTGTCTGATATTCTTGACGTTTAAGTAAAAATGAGCCCTCAAACAGATAAAATAAAAGTTTAAAATCATTGATACCTATCGAATTAGAATTAAAATCAATATTATTGTAATTTTCAGCCCAAAATTCATCCACTAATTTTGTGAGAGCTTTTTCTTTAGAATAATCACATTTATATAGTTTAGTATTAGTGTTGGCTGGATTACAAGAATACTCATTAATTTTCTTCAAATCAAAGCCAATTGCCACACCAGTACCATTTGAACCATAATTTCTCCACATATTCAAATCATCACCATGTTCTGAAAATGAAACTAAGAAAGGCATGCCTGAAACTTGAGGTAATTTTATCATAAAGTCTGAATTAAATCTAGTACTTTTTTGTTCCAATAGATTATTATTTGCCTCGTAAATTCGCATTGATTCAAGTAATAGGTTGGTTGCATATATGTATTCATTTGGGTCATTTAAAAACAAAGAGTGTGTTGCACGTAGACATATTTTGCCATCTAATGGTTCCATGATACGTACCAGTGAATCAAGCGATGTATAGTGGTATAAAGTGCAAGGTGATTGATTGCTTAAGTTCATTGTTGGATTTGTTATCTAAATTTAATTACTCATGGATTAAATGTGCTGTAATAACTATTGTAGCCCTCCCATTCGATTGTTTGTCGGCAGGGCAGTCCACTCGATTATGCACAGCCAATTTGTCCTTTTAAGTAGTCAATAGTGTCCACTGCGTATTGTCCAATAGGTCTATATTCTGCGTCAAAAAAGCGTTTGACCCTAACTGATTGTTCGGTCAATAGACCGTTCAATATTTTACACCAAAACTCTTCGTACTCATTTTCTAAATTAGTGTCTGCAATGTTTTGTGAGATAAACTCATATTGCTTAATAAAATACTCTACTCCAAAAGTTGCGTCTATTTCCATTGGACTAAAGTGACCCTGCAACATAACTTTTAAAAAATAGGCAAGTTCATTTGTCAAACGTCTAACTATATAGAAATGGTATGTCTGCACTTGATTTGGAAACGCCTTCTCTATTTCTTGCTCCAACTTTTGCCAGTCGTTGTTGTCAAAATTGTCTGCACATTTTGCTGTTGTAACAGTTGGGTAATAAAGGCAGTCATAAAACGGCAGAAACTTTTTATTGTCCGTCTTATTATAGTCAATTTGTATTGTGCCTGTACTTATGTAATTTTTTAAATCAGTACTTGAAAATACAAGTGTCTTATTAAAAACGATGTCAACTGCTTGATGAATTTCGCTGTCGATGTAAACTTGTCTTGTGCTCATATTATTTGATTTTATTGGTGTCTGTTGTCTTTTGGTTGTGCATAACACGTTTATATCTACAACTCCTTTTTCTGTATCTTCAGTAAGCATTATTTATATTTCAATTTATCAATTCAATACTCATTTCTAACCGTTTAGCATTCAATTAATTGTAAAAAATAAAATATTTAAGATATGCATGAATATTCCGGCAAAGTGAGCCATTTGTTAAGAGAATAATTTTATTTTATACTTTTCACTTTCTCCAAATAATACTTTGCTTTTTGATTTGTTGAATCCAGTTCCAATACCTTATTTGAAAATTTTACGACTTCATCTTTGAAGTTGTGTAAATCGAATAAAGTTACTGCTTCTAAGTAATTGCTAATCGCTTCCTGCTTTTTATCCTGCTTTTCATACACCATAGCAAGGTTTAGATATGCTCTTGCATATGCCGGATTCAATTCAATAACTCTCTTGTAGTAAATTTCTGCCGAGTCTAACCTTTCTTGTACATTATGCATATTACCGACTACAAGCAAAGCATTGTAATCCGTTGAATCCCTTTTTAGTTGAATTCGTATTACATAGAATGCGCTTTCAAAATTGCCTATCTGACCGTAAGCATCAGCAAGTGGTACTAAAAACCCATCCATTCTATCAGACAATTCTAACTCCTTTTCCGCCATTTCGATGAATGCTGCATAATTTTGATTATTGTATAATGTCATCATCCTATCCATACGATCATCTGCGGCCTTTTCACTCTCGGACTTGGATGTGTCAACTTTTGTTTTGGAATTACATGCACTAAATAGTAATGTGGCAAGTAATATGAAATACAGCTTTTTTGAAAATTTCATGATTTGGGTTTTTACATTTATGATAATCATTCATTCATATAACATTTAATCTCAAATAAGTTAGACTTTCCAATCAGTAACTTTGAATCACCAGATTGACCATTCCGTAAATCAAAGAAGGGTAAATACCAAAAGACTTTCCTGTTCATTGGCTGGTTTCCTCAGTGCAGGTGTCATGGGGTGCCGGTGGTAACATTAGAAGAACACTCATTGTAAAGTCATTCATATTCTTACCTTGAATTGTATTCCTAAATTTTCTTTATGGAATTGTTCGACTTTAAGATACAATCTTTTATTACTTCTTCTCTTCTATATAAAAATTATTTTTCAATTCAATGAGTACTTTGGTTCTTTGGATTAATGAGTTCTCAGCAATAGTTGCAAGAGCTCTTAAGCTGCCAAAAAAAATAAACCCAGCAACGAGCGATAATGCAGCATACAATAAGAAAAGAGGGTCTTCAGTACCTGCAGTTGCCATAATAAATCCAATTGCAGAAAGAATACATAAAAAGAATAAAATATCTGCAGTTAGTCTGGTTGTTTTTATTCCTGATCCTTTGTAATTAATTGTAAAGGTTTCTTTTAACATGATGATTGAAGTTAGTAGTTGTTTTATGTTATATGAATTTTTGATAAGAATCGATTAGTTTAAAATACAAGCTTTTATTGTGTTTTAAAAGTAGAAACTAAATTAGTTAATCACCAGACATTCTCTATGTAGGTGTCAGTTCCGGTGGTAGCTCGCTTATTTCTTTGAGGTGCTCTCACTGTCGGTTAATTACCGGCAGGGCAGTCCTCTCGAATGGCGGTTCGTGTTTCTATTTTCAAGTTCGTTGTAATCAGTAGTTGCATAAATATTGTATTTCATTCTGAAGGTTGTTGTCCACTTATTATTGTTTGTCTTAAGTTTTTCTAAAATTCTTATTGGAAATAGTGTCAAATGGTTTTTTATGTCTTTTGGTTCAATTTCTTGACTTTTGTTTCTAAGAAAGTATTGTTCTAAAAGCTTAAATTCATTAATGAAAGTTCCGAATATGAATGTGTAGTTTTCAACATTTCCACAGTCACAAACTGTGTAATGGTCTAAAATACTTTTAAGTCCATATGTCAGAGATAGCATTTTCTCTCTTTTCTCTTCTTCTGTCCCATTTGAAAGAAACTGTTCTAAGTCATGAATTGTCCCATGTGTAAAAAACGTATGGTCGTATTTTGGTAAATACTCATTTACAAAAGTCAT